ATTAGGATCAATTACAGCAGTCCCGTACTTTATCGTGTAAGTACCAAAAACAATATTGTTTGAAGTATCAAGTGGAAGGTTGAAATAAATTGACTCATTATCCCCATCGATTAACTCATTCCCCAATGAATTTTTAGTTACAAAGGCAACACCCGATGGTCCTGTGATAATACCATACAAGTCTTGAGAAACTGTTTGATCAACCTTTACCTTTTTGGTGGTTATATTAAAGTGTAATGTAGTAGCCATTTTTTTATTACGAATTATACCACGAAGATAAAAAAAAATAGGGTACAAACAGTACCCCATTTCAGATTTTTATGAAATATTCTTAGATAATCGCCTTCTTAACAAGGTTTAAGGCTTTTTTGTCCTTTGATAGGAAGTCAGCCAATCCTTGCTTGTCATCTACTGGAAGATCTGCAAGAGTTATTTCTTTGCCGTTTGCAATCAAGATTGTCTGAGTACCATCCATGCTTGGCACTAAACGATCTAAGTTCCATGCCTTTTCAATGATGTCTAAAATCTCATTGTTTTGAGGAGGAGTCAAAGTATCAATCACGTAGTTACGGTATTCAGCACTCTTATCCATGATGGTATAGATACGTGAAACAATAACTTCTTTCGTGTCATCAGCATTAACAATGATATCATTCTTAGCAAAGGCAACTAATTGCTCTTTTGTTAAGTTTGCAACTGCTACTTTAGCACGAGCTTCTGCCATTTGAGAGTTTGCACGTTCTGTAGCTTCTCTTTCTGGCATCATGAATTTGTAAGGAGAGTTAGGCTTTCCTTTTAATCCATTAGCAAAAAGACCGCTAAAGTTATATACAAACCAAAGCAATTCTTTATCCTTTTTTGAATCAAATGTAAAATTTGAATCTAATGGCAATGATTTAGCAGGGAATGATTTTCTACCGTCTGATTTATATCGTGGAGGACCATCACTATAACGGATCTCTCTTTGTTCACCTGTTTCAGGATCTACAAAATTGTAGAATAATAACATACCATGTCTAGGTTTTGAAAAAACAAATGGCATACCTGGATTATTAGTTTGCAATTTTCTTATTGCATCTCCATTGTGGGTAAGTCTTACAGGTCTGTTTTTTGACATAAAATCTGGGAATACAGACTTTAATTGATTTATCTCATCTGTGCCTAATGAGAATTTTTCACTATCTATAAATAACATATGTGTATATTTTTATTTTGTGTTTTTTTGTGTGTTGAGAAAGAAAAAAAAGGGAGGGAGAAACTCGCCTCCCCTTTTTATATTTAATTTAAAACTTATGCTGGAGTTACCGGGCTAAGTTTAGTGAATTGCTCCAATACGAAGAAATCAAATCCTAAGTCTGAAGACAAGTAAAGTTTAGCAACGTCACTTGGTCCGATCTTACGAGCAGAAGCACGTCCATCGTCAGTGATTTCCATGAAGCGGCTATATCCGTTCATTTCCTTGTAAACCAACTCGATACGGTTGCGAAGAACACCTTCAGCATCAGCCATCTTGTTCAATGGAATAACCCATCCACGACGACGTAGAGCATTAGTATTAACAGCAGCCAAAGTAGTTGGATCTTGCATGAAACGAGCTTGCTTCAACATGAAGTTGTAACCATCTACGATCAAACCTTGGAATGAAAGTGTACCAGTCAACGCTTCAACATCACTCATATTACCACCGAAGAATACGTCAGCAATTGAAGAGTTCAATGCATTTACGTTAGCATTTCCGAAGTAACCTGTTGAGTTAGCATCTTCGTTAATTTCAGAGTATAACTCTTGAGTTAACCAAGTCAAGAACAAGTTGCTAGAATAACGCTTAGACATCTCAGTAGCAATAGTACGTAAGTCATCAACACCGAAAGATCCAACAGAAGCTCCAATCTCAGCAGTGTATCCTCTTGAACCAATCTCAGCATCAAGACCAGAGAAAGTTTGTGGAACAGCAGCGTTAGTTTGAGCTTGACCAAATACCATAGATAAAGCGATTTGCTTAATCAAACGATATTCAGCTTCGTCTTGTCCTTCGTAGAAGAAACCATTCATTTTCTTAGTACGACCATCACCGTACTCAACTTCCATGAATTGAGGGGCGTTAGTTTTTTGAGTACCAGTCAATTCGTAAGTCTCTTTGAAGATTTGAGTCTGCCAGTTGTACTTAGTCCAGAAAGACTGAGATGAAGTTGGTTGATCAGAACCTTCAGCCCATGCAGAACCCACAACGATAATTGTGTGAACTTCAGCAGCTACTAATACAGAAAGAGATCCAGAAACAACAGCGTCTAAAGTAACATAGTAGTCATCAGAAGATGGAACTTTTGCCACATTAGAAACACGAGCCAAAGGAAGTGTAGCTTCAGTAGCAATCATAACTACTTGACCAACTTTTGAATAAATCAAGTTGATGTCAACGCTATTAATTGTCTCACCTTCAACACGAATAACAGCTTGGTTGCTAGTTGGAGATGATTGTACAGTACCGCTTACAGCAGCATCGTAGAAACCTTTCTCCCAGTGCCATCCAGTGATGTTTTGAACACCACGCTTCATTCCTAATCCCATCAAAAGTTGGAAGTCAGAAAGACCGTTGTCACCGTACTTGTTTTTCAAGGTACGTAAATAGTGTGGAACTAAAAGTCCACTTGTGTATGAAGCATCAAATAACGATAATAGACCGCCATTTAAACCTTCACCCGAAACAGGAGCAAATGTATTTGCCATTTTAGTAAATGTTTAAAATTTATAAATCACTTTTTATTGTTGTGATTCGAAGTACCTTTGTAGTTGAGACTTCTCAGACTTAGCGTCAGGTTTCTCGTGTTTAACTACTTCTGATCCATTATGGAACTCTCTAAGGGCTGATTCTTGGGCCTCCCCTCTTACAGCAGTTATTAGAGCTTTATATACATTCTTCGCCTCAAGTGCCTCAGCACGTGTGCGGATGTACATATTTATAGCATCCATATTTTGTTCATTAGCAGGTAACGGATTCGAAGAAATAATTCCCATGACCTCTTGATTAATTTGGGTTCTAGTCTCCTCCGACACCGAAGTCTTTACTTTTAAACCATCAATCTCAATGTCAAGTTCGTTAATCTTTGATGCCTCTGTTACAATTGGCTTCCAATCACTAACTAACTTATTAACACCCTCTTTTTGAGTGTTCATTTGTTCTCGCAAAGATGCAATAAAATCTTTATTCTCACCAATATTTTTTAATTTTTCTTCTACAATGGAAATATTTTTTCCTAATTTCATTTTCATTGTCTTCGGAATGTCATCACTAGAGGCATCAACATAGGTATTGTTCTCCTCTGCGATAGTCTCACAGATCTCATCGAAAGTCAAATCTTCAAGAAGAGATGGGTCCTTAATAACTTCAGCAAGTGCCATTGTTTGGATAGGAGTATTACGCATATCAGACGCTGACTTACCAACAAATTTATTTGCAACATCTAAGTCATTAATACCAGTAGTCTTAATAAAGGCATTTAAGTTTGCTAATTTTTCATTTGCAAATGGAGACTCTAATTCCTTAACAAGAGTATCTCTTTCAGACATATAAGGCTCGAACTCATCAAACTTTTTAGCACGCTCCTCAATAGTCATGTACTTCTCTTTGATAGAATCAATAGATTCAAAATCACCAAAGATCGCTCTTAAATCAGATGCTTTAAATGTAGGCTCGTCTATTGCTTCTGCCGTAGAATTTGCAGCCCCTTCATTATTCTCTCCGCCTGTATTTAATTCCGGTGTGCTTTCAAAAGAATTTTTGTTCTCGTCTTGCACTCCTAAGGCATCAAAGATGCTTGTAGGTCTTGTTTCATTTTCCATACGTGTGTTATTTGTGTGTTTTTATTTTATTTTTTTCTCATCGAACCTGTGATCTCAGCCCCAGTTTGCTCTTGAAGGTATGCCTCAGTTTTAAGTTCAGAAATGTTACGTTCTGTCTTAGCTGCTTCAGTAGCTTGAGATTCTTGTATTCTTAATTGAGATAAAGCTGTTTCTTGCTCAATTACAGCATTTTTCTTAGCTTCTATTTTAGCTAATTCTGCATCTAATTTAGCTTTTTCAAGATCAATTAATGATTGAGATTGTGCCTGTTGATTTTGGGCAGCCATTTCATCATTATACTTTCTCTTCTTAGCAGACTTATAGTTCAAATACCAAGTAGCTTCTTTGATTCTACCCTTCTCTAACATCTCTATAATCATAGTGTAGTCAGCAAGTTCAATCTCAGGCATTCCATTACGACCAACTTTAAGAGCAGTTTCTGCTGCCTCCATGATCTTTAATTTTTGTGTTTGAGAAACTTTATTTGACAAAGAAAGACCCAATTCATCAAGAGTCATTTCAGCTCCTGTCATCATAGCGTCTACAGAAGCTTTACCAAATACGCCACTATAGTAATCTCTTGTAGGCTTATCGTATCTCATTGTAGTTAAAGCACGGAGAATAATATTTTCACAGGCTTTAATTTTTAATTGCTCAATAGCTTGTTGTAATGGCCATAGAGCATTATTAGTAGCCTCAACTTCTAGTTCAGCAATACCAACTAGCTTATCTCCTTTTGCCGGAGATCCAGCCATTGTAGGAGTAATACCAGTAATTTGCAATAGCTTTTCTACATCATGTTGATAAGCTGTAATCCATTCCGCTAATTGTTTACCAATACCACCTTCTAACTCTTCAAATGAACGAGATGTATTTACCTTTCCTCCTA